CTCCCAGCCTCTGCTATATTAACATTCCTATATGTGTAATCTATTCCATATAAAAATATTTTTTCAGCCTTTTTCCATATTGCATAAGCCATAGCATAGGCAACTGTATTGTTAAAATAACAAATACCTAAATCTGTTGACACTTCTTTCAAAGGATAAAGCTCTAAGTTCTTAACTCTTTTATCTAATTCACATGTAATTATTGGGTTTTTATTTTTTTTTAAAAAGTCTCTAGCTATATCAGTTTGCGATCCAGCATTTTCTGTATCTAAAAATCTTGACACAGGATCTAACATAAATGTTTTATCAACATGAATAATACCACCAATACAGTTTATACCCCAAATTTCATCAAATTTCTTAGATGCAACACGAGCTGCAATAAAATCTGAATAGCTTGATCCAAGTCCTACTATAGCTACGTTCATGTTCTTGCTCTTTGTGGTAATCCTCTACGATAAGCATCTGAGTTTTCTCTTGCTTCTGCGTAATCTTTTAACCTTGATAGAGATTCTAAAAATCTATCATTATAAAGTTTCATAACATCTGCCTCACCCTTCATAAAAGTGTAGGCTTCTAATAAAGATCCATACAACATAGCGTTTGGAGCATTCTCACTTAACCATGTTTGAGCCGAATCCACAGTCGTAGAAACAACAACTCCTGTAGCTCCACTTGAACTTCCAGTTAGTGTTTCACCAACAGTAAAATCTATAGGCGGTATAACGACATCAAATTTAGTAGAAGTCTGGATAGTATTAAGCTGTGAAATAGCTCCACTAGTTCCACCCGTTAAAACGTCTGAAGTTGTAAAAGTACCAGACACACTACTTACTACAAGTTCTGTTACACTTGCTGTTAGACTTGCAGGTCTATAATAGTAATGTAGCTCTGCTGAATATGAAGCATCAGGGGTAGGAGCTAAAAGAAAATTATTAAAATCAAAAATAGCGTAATACTTTGGAGTTCCTGTTGTACTAGGATTTGGATTAAATTGTTGTAGATAATTAACATCTTTTTGCAATAAAAATACTTTTGAGCCAGAGTTTGTAATTGACAAACTAAAGGAAGCTAAATAATCATCAGGAACTGCTAAAAATTGATTTGAAGACGTTGTTGTTCCTGTAACATTTTTACGAAAAACTTCTAAATCCACAGACTTTAGCATTCTTTCTTCTGCTGACTTAATATATTCAGGAATATTATTTACAAAAGTAGTTTCTGAATTTTCAGTGTAATCTTTTATAGCATTTCTTAATGTTGTATATGTATAACTCATTATGTAATACTCACTGTTACGCTACCTAAACTTGCAGTAGCTTCAAAAGTTTCTATTTTAGTTCCAATTAAACCTAAACCTACATTAGTATAAACAACAAAAACAGTAAAATCATCATCATTGTCTGGTCTAGCGTTCCTAATAGCCTCTGGATCAGTTGAAACTTTTGGAGGAGTTAATTGAGGATGCTTCTCCTCATACTCATCTTTGCCCACTAATAATCCTGTCCATTCCTTACGCATATCTTTTAATCTGTATCTAAACCCAGATCTATCTGATAATCCATAAGCGTGTTTACCAGACGCAAAAGCTCCCATTATCCTACCTTATAAAAACTTAATTGAGGTGTTACAGTAAAAGAAGATCTGTCTCTATCTTCTCCTATAGCTCTTTCAAATTCTTCTTCATAAACGCTTTTTAATAATTGTATTCTATCAGGAGCTTTTTTCATAGCTATATAGTAGGCAAGACCAGCAGTTAGGCAAGGATAAAATCTAAATGGTATTTCCATTGTGTTTATAGCAGAATCTGCATCTTGTATTCTTGTTAAAGCATCATATACAATCGTATCTGTACTATTTTCTGGTGTTGGCCATATTTTTAAATTTGGTGTAATTTGCCTATCAAGAAAAAACTGAGTTGGTCTTCCAGTTGTGGTCTTACTTGGAGTAGACAAATAAGCATCCCTACTTATTCTTGACATACTAAAATCTGTAGTACCTCTGTGGACAACAGCAGAAAGTATATCAATTACATCTGTACCTAAAGAATACTCTGCATCATTTGCAGTTAGAGCTTGAGTTCTTTGTGAAATAGTCCATTGGTTTAAACCTCTGTTAGCCCATTCTGCTAACATAATGTTTAAAGACCTTCTAGCCGTTTGAAGATCATATCCAGTACGAACTTCTAACCCACATCTCTCAAAGGCTTCTTCAATATAATCAGCTACGTCAAGTTCAAAGTTTGTTGAGCTAGAAGTTGTCATTTCTTTTTTCTCCTAAGAGATTTAACTCTTCTTGGTTTACCTGCGGGTTGTCCTATTTTATTCTTCTGACTTATTCTACTTCTTTTTTCTGCTGATGTCATCTCTGAACTAGTTTTTGGAGTTTTTGAAGAAACTCTTTTGCTTGGGCGACAATAAGGAGTTCCTCTTTTCTCACCTTTTTGACGACCACATGCTTTGCCAGTTTTAACATCTTTCCAGCCTTCCTTAAACCATCTTTTTAAAGCCAGACCTTTTTGTGTTTTACGAACTGCCATTATCTATACTTTGTAACTTTGCGTCTGTTTTCCATAACTATGCCACATCCTCTGGCTATCTTTGGATTTTTAGATGTTCTTTTTCTTTTGCCTCTTGCAACAGAACCTCCTTTTTTCATCTCAACAACACCACCTTCAGCTTTCTTTTTTGCATTTCCATAGTTAGCAGCTCCAACTTTTCTACATTTTGCAATAGCTCCACTAGCATACGCAGAAGGGAAAACTCTGTATCTTGCTTTAACTTTTCTGTAACAAGCGTCTTTTGGCATTCTTTTTTACCTTTACTACTGTCTTTATTTTCTTTATCTTCTTTTTCTTTGAAGGAGGCTTAGATATTTGCATACTCATTTGAGATCTACCCATAGCCATTATATTAACTGCTCCAATCCAGACGCTACTACAATTAAAGTAACTATCATCCAAAGTCTGTTGTCTAGTCTTTTTAGGTGATCTTGAATATCAGAGTATCTTTTGTCACAAGATTCCTCATGCTTTTCTAATAATTTTAACACTTCTTTTGCAGTCATTAGCATTTCCACCTTTTTCTAGCTTGTCGTAAACGACTATTTGGATCTTTAGCGGCTTTAGGGAACTTCTTCATTTGTCCTGCACTTCTTGCACAATAAGACTTACGTCTTTTTGATGCCTTGCTACCAGCCTTAACTTTACCAGTTACTGCTGTTTTTAATTTACTGCCAGGATTGTCTTTACGATATTTAGCGACACCCTTTGCAGTCATGCCAGCACCAGACTTCGTAGGTCTTTTCTGTCCACCACCTATGGTGTGACCTTTCATAGTGCCTTTTTTCTTTTTCTCAGCCATCTCTACCTCTATGCGAAGAAGAACGTCATCATATCTACTGTGCCAACAGTGTATCTAATACTTAAACCACTCTCAAATAAAACACCATTTTGAGGTATAGTTCTATCAAGCGTTGTATTATCAGTTCCTATTGTTCTTGCTTTAAACAATACTGTTCCTGATTCTGGAGTTCCATCAATAAATTCAACAGTTCCAGTAGAGCCACCAGATACAATTGAGAATCCTTTTAGACGAACTCTAATGCCACCACCAACGGCTTGTGCAGCAGAAGCAATAGAACCTATTTCTATATTAGCTGCGAATTTAGCAGAACTTGTAATTGAAGTAACTGTTTTAAAAAATTTAGTACCATCAACAGCTTCAGCAGAACCAGTAGAAACAATTACTTCTGTTAAAGCATTATCAAAAACATCCGTTCCAACAATAGTGTTTGTTTTAGCATTATCGCCAGTACCAGAAGTTTTTACTGATAAAATTCTAGCACCCCCAGAAGCAAAAGCTGTATTCGCTAATGTTGCTGTTGTATCTGGTCTTGCTGCTGTAACAATAAAGTTATCATCTGCAGCAACTTCATCACTTATAAAAGCTGGTTTTACGTCTGACTTACCACCTGACATTCCCATATTATTCTCCTTATAAAAGTGTGGGGGTAATTAACCCCCACTATCGATTAGTTGTTAGCTGTTGTAACTGCTATAGTTCCACCAGATGTTCTAATCATCATCTTGACTGCCATCTCATCTGTATTGTTGGCAGCTTCAAAATAAATATATGAACCTGCTAGTATTGTTGTTTCTGCTGCAGAAGCTGTTAAGATAATCTTAGCATGTGCATCTGTAGTTGTTGCCTCACGCTCTAGTACATTAGTTCCAGCACCTGTAACAAAGGCTTCAAAAGAAGAAGCATCAAGTTCGTTATTTGTATGTACTTGTAATGTTAATAAGGCTGATGCAGCTATAACATTATTGTTAAAAATAATTAAACTTTTGTGTGTGTCTGAAGCAAGATCAGTTGTTGAAGCTGTTAAAGCTAAAGTAGCACCAACATTACCATTATATCTTACAACACTTTGATTAGCTGCAATCGATGTAGCACCTGCTGCAATTGAAAAGTCTGTACCAACAACACCTGTTCCACCAAAAATAGCACTTGTTTGTGCTGCTGTAGGAACGGCTGTTTGTCCAGCTATACCTTCAAGAGCAATAGCTAATTTAAGAGCTGTAATTGGCTCAGTAAGAACATCATCTATATTAGCTACAACACCTGTTGCACCAAACTTACCGAAGTTTTGATTCCATTGTGGATTTAAACCAAGCATTGTTGTTCCAACACCTTCATTAAAGAATGAAGTCATTCCATTAAAATTAGCAAGAGTTGTATTACCTGTTACTGCTAAAGTTCCACTAAGAGAAGTATTTCCACTTGAGTCTATTGTTGCTTTAGTAGTTTCTACGCCTGTTGTGGCAGCAGTATTAAAAACGGTAAGTCCATTTTCAGATCGGACATTACCTTTGAAAGTTGTATTAGCCATTTGAATCTCCTATCTTGGCAAATGTCAGTTACATTATGTAACTGTTAGGTTTAGTTTATTATACACAAAAAAGGGCAGTATGTAACTGCCCTTTTTTTAATTAAAGTTTTAAAAGCTTACGCTCCTGGTGAACCAAACATGGCACGAGGATCAGAGAAACCAAAAGAATATCTTTCTCTTGCTTTATATCTCATGTTTCCTGTCT